AATACACTGTTATCTGCCATAATATAAGAAATGATTATCCAAAGCCGCTTTATAGTCTTGTAGTGAAGCAATCAACGGAAAAGGAATAACCAAAAACGCACCATCAAAAATGTTGGTTTCTAATCCTCCGAACTGTGAATTTGCCTGTAAAATTAACCATCCAAAATATGGTGCTCCATAGTATTCCTCAGATACCTTGTCCAATCTACTTCTCCCTACTTTGTAGATGTGAACCTTATCCGACGGTTTATTAGGTAATGCAACATAAGGAACAACAGTTTGTTCTCCATTAACTAAAAAGGTTTGATATCGATTATAATATTGTCCTCCCATTAGTTAAGTTTTATTTTGTTATTCCAAGTAGTCTTACTGTTATCCAAGTTAACCTTCATTCCGAGTTGTTTGATTGCATCTTTCTCTCCTGTTGAAGGGTTTAACTGTTGTTTGAAAGTGAACTTTCTTGGTTTATCTTTTTTGTATGGTGTATACTTAACGAAGTTTTTAGCGGTATCTTTCTCAAATTTATCAATAAAAGTTTTCGCAGCTGTCGTTTCTTTTTGGAATATTGGTTTCGCCACATTCAACCAATACTTGTCGAAGACAGAAGACAACTCAGTATTACCATCTCCACTCAATTCTTTATTCTTAACTATATCATTAATAATAGCATTTTTAAAGTCTTGATACGTTTTATCATTACTTATTACGTTACTCATTATCAAATAAGCAATTTTATTAGTTTCATCGAAGGCTTCCCAAAAGTCCCCACCTGAAGGATCTTCTGCCGTTGTAAATGGTGTGTAAATAGAAATTGCTTGGTTTCCTGTTCCGTTAGTTACCAAACTACCTGTTAGGTCTCCTCCACTCGAAGGGAATGTTATTTCTTCTTGTATAAGGGTTTTAAACTCTTTCAGATTATTTGCAACTGTTGTGATATCCTGTTGCATTTCAATAAACGTATTCGGTGGTGTTGGAGTACTTGATGGGTCAACGTCTGCGGTTGCAGTACACTGATACACTTTAATATTACCATTAGCCAACGCATATCCATCCACAACATTTGGATTTGAAGTCAAATACATTACATTAAGTCTTGTTAATAACTGAATGAAGTTTTGTTCTTGATTTACTACCTCTTGTACCGAAACAGTTATTGGGTTGTAGAATGAGGATTGTTTATTCGTAATATACGCCTTATAGTTGTTTTTAACCGCTCTAATTAATTTATTAGAGAAGTTGAACTCAGGTGATTCCAAATAGTCGATGAAACTATTGTCACCCGATTGTATTTTACTAATATAATCACCAAAATAGTCATTAATTCGTTTCTCAATATTTTGTGGTTTACCGTATAAATTTTCATCATCTGATCCTGTCGCCTCAATCTTACCACTCATATAGTACCTCTCATAACCCCACTGCTGCATCATAACCCCATTATATTGGTCAACTATAGTCTTGGACTTATTGATAATATTATTGAAGTATGTTTGACTTTCATCAATCAAACTATTCATAATATCTTTATAATTGATATCACCTGTATCTAAATTATCGTCTCCGATTGTTTTGTTTGTCACCACACCTATTGTTTCGTTGTTACCCTTACCAGCATATGATGAACCATTATTAACATCACCAAGGTTGTTAAGAGTTTCGTTATTTTGGAAGTTTTTGATAAAGTCAGCATCCAACGCTTGTGCGCTTTCAATATCTGTTGCGTCCGCTCTTTCGTCATACATCTCTGTATTGGCATAGTAGTTGAACGTTAAAGCGTTCTGTAATTTATCAACAGGTTCTTTTAATCCCGCACCACCTAACATATTAAACCCTAAACTAATGTTAGCAATCATTGGTTGTACACCAATACCCTCAGGATTAATATCTAAATTTTCATAGGTAATTGATAGAGAGTTAGGTGCGATTTTAGTGTTGAAGAAGTCACCAACTCTTAAAATTAAAATTGGAGGTGCTCCAAAGGCTGTGTTAACTGCGACATCGTACTGTGCAACAGATTGACCGTTAACCGTCTTAATCGTCGGTATACTCTCACCAGGTCTCATACACTGTTGTAAGAAAGTTAATCTACTGTTGAGTCCCTCAGGTGTCATAGAATGGAAGGCAGGATCGAAGAACTGTAACTTATCTTTTAAGTTATCAAAAACCATCGGCGTCTCTTCTTTAATCATATCAAAATAATCACATTCAGATAATAATTTTCTTAACACTCTCTTAGTGATATTATCTCTCTGTACTTGAGTGATTGTTTCAGTTGGTCCTGTAATGTTAGCCGGACTTCCCCCTTGTACAGGTGTTGGTACAGTACCTGGTGGTGTTGACGGAGCAATCGTAGTATTCGTACTTGAGTTTTGTTGTGGTGGTTGTGTTGTTGGAGGTGTAGGAGTAATATTTTTAATAGTAACTCTTCTACACGCCATGGCGTTTCTTGTATAGATATCTTTTGGACCAACATCTTTACCGTCAGTACAATTAATCGCATTAGTATCTAGACCTTTAACTTGTACAATTTCTCCCACCGATTCCTGTTTGAAATTTAATTTACCCGATTCGACATACTTTTTTAATTGTGTGTCCCCTGTGTAATACGTTGCAACCGAAGAAGTTCTTCTTAAACCCAAACTTTTATTATATGTTTCTGTTTGTGGTGCGGAAGCCGAACCAACCAATGTTATTGTAAATGAAAATCCCTTATCCAAAAAATCCAATAGGTTTTTATAAAACTCACCACCCTTCTTTAACTTGTCAAAGTTACCGATAACCCCACTAGAAAACATATTAGCAACCTGTGTTTTAGCTTGAGGATCTGCCTTTAATTTTGGTGCCGTAGCTTCTTTACCGTATTTTTCTTGATTTGATGCCGAAGTATAAATGTCATACGTAACACCGTAATTTATATTTTCTCCTTTAGGAATATCATTATCAAAATAGTAACCGTAGTTATAATATTGAGACCAATTAAACGGTTCAGGCGTTTTGTCGTTATTTTGTTGGTTTGTAGTATTACCTCCTACTGATGGTATACCAACGTTAATTTGGTTATTAGCCTCAATTATTTCTTCCTTGGTAACCGCAGGATTTGTTAACATTCTTTGTATCTCATACAAATCAGATCTTTCAATAGTCGCATACTTCTTAGCTAACTCATACAAATCATATTTTCTACATCCCGCAAAGAATGAATTGATTATACCATCAATCTCGTTTTTCCTTGTTTGATCCTTTAATACTTTATTAACAATTAAATTTAATACAGAAGGATGGTCAACAATTATTTTCCATGTTAATGTTCCCGATCTTGATGTTGATTTATACGTATAAATCGGCTCTGGTCTTCCTAAAAATTCTGAAGTATTCCATCCAGCACTTACTGCTTCACTTACTGACAAACCATACGGAGGGAACCACATAACTCTACCACCATTTGGTCCTTTCTCACAATCTGCTAAGTCTTCAAACATTTTAGATGTTCTCCATGCCAAGTTCTCAATAGAGAACATGTATTTCTTAGCATATGCGTTGTTACCTGTACCAATTAAGTTTGTTGAGTCCTGTCCTCCGTTTCTTCTATTTGGTGCAATGTTTAAATTGTATGTCTTATCCATTACAGAGTAAGAAAACTTTCTTCCCTCTGTGGTCATACCATCTGTCTTCTGAAGATCATTAAACTGTAGGTAAGGTGTATCTTTAGTAAAAACTCTACAATACTCAGCGCCCACTTCATTTCCAATAGGTCCAACATATGAAATAACCCTCGAACCTTTAGTCATCTCAGTGTATCCGTCACTGAAAATTTTACTTACTTGATCTATGGCATTACCAACATGTTCGAATCTTTTCTTACCGGCTGGTTGACTATCCACCAATCTTTGTGTGTCATCAAGAATTGATCCTGTTCTAAACTTATAGTTTGTAGATTGAGCATCGTTATATGTTGAAGGAGAAAAGTCGGGGTCTTCACCCATTTCTTTACCACCTGGTCCTACATATCTTCCTGCATTCAGTTTGTATTTTGGTGATACCCATGTGAATCCTCCTTCAATACCACCTCCATCCACATATGGAACTCCGTTTGCACCCAAACCAGGGCTTTGTTCAACACCTTCATAAAGTTGTGCTAACTCAGATGGTCCATATACTGGTGATTGAACCGATCTACCAAACTCGTCAGTTGGGATATCTCCTATTGGAGAGAATATCATTCCTGGATCGGAAGATTTAGATCCAACATAAAAATCACTACTATTAGCACTTGCTCCGACAATAGCACCTCCTAATCTATCTACAAAATTTCTATCGTAATCTGGTTTGAATTTGTTATAATCAATATTCTTGAATAAAACACTTCTCTGACCAGATCCTGTATTACTTAAAAACTTTTGAGATCCTGAATCTGACCCTAATAATCGAGCAAAAAACTTACCTACACCACTTTCTGTTACAAAATTGAAAGCGTTTTTAATTTGTTGAATTGTGGTTGGTTGTCCTAATCTGATTTCAGTATCCCAATATGAACCAGGGATTGGAGAAACAGGAAAATAAGATCCTGATAGTCTTGTTGCCAAATCGACAGCAGCAATAACAGGATTTCCAGGAACTGTAATTTGATAATTTGGTTCAATTAATGGTATTCTATTAGTAAGAACACCAAATAAATTACTACCACTATTCGCACCAAACGCATTAATTCTTGCTTGTGTTCTTTGGTAAATCTCTGTAGCAATTCTATCTTCAAACGCCTTTTTTAATTGTACCGCACCTAATTTTGCAATAAAGGAATCTGAACTTAATAATCCATTACTACCTAATGGATCTGGCTTGTATAAAATATCAACGGGTTCATAAAAGGATGCATCAAAGTTTGGATATGGTTCAAACTGAGATTCTTTAATAACCGTTTGTGTGTTGTATTGAAAAGGTGTATCAGGTGAATAAACATTAAATCTAGATGCTCTGTCGTTAAAAACAGCAATACCGTATTCAAAAGGATCAGGTTGTGCGTTTACAACCGAAGAATCTGTAAGTACTGTAGGGTAGGCAACTTGATTTGGGTCCACATAAGGAGCCAAAGAATATGGCTTCAAATTTCTTGTGAACAACTTTTTCCTAAACGCTTCTGTACTTCCGAAATCTAGTGGACTAGGCATTAAATGTTTTTTCTATAAATAGGTTGAGGGGTATTTTTTATTTCGACATCTTGAGAGCTATTGTTTTCCCGTTTGCTGTTTGAGCTTGGTTTGTTACAGCATTATAAAGATATTGTTGGAATTCTGCCGATTTAAATACTTTATCTAATTTCTTAGAGAACTCAGGGTCGTCAGGTGATCCTGTAACATCAACCTTTATATTAATTGTTCCATCATGTTTTACATTCTGATTAATATTTGCAGTCTTAACTGCACCAACTTGTTTTCCTATTTGAGAGACATTAGTTATTGGCTTAATTTTTTTATCGGGGTCTGCTGTTTTTAAACTTTCTAAGATTTTTTTACCAATCTCAGTATTACCCAAATTCCCTTTGGATACTTGCTCTTGGAGATTATCCATTAATGTTTTTGGTAGTGTATTCATATACTCACCCGCTTGAATTCCTTTGTCCTTCAGTCCTGCAACAATATCTTTTCCAACGTCTTCGAAACTTTTTTTACCTTGTAAAACATCAACAAGATTTGTACCGAATTTTTTTGCAATATCATCAGTAACACCTGTCACTTGATCTTTTTGTGGTAGTGTTTCCCTTAACGAATTTGCAATAGTTTCAGTTAACCCTCTTGTTAATTCAGGAAGTTCCCTAATACCTTTTGTATCTGCAATTCCTCCAACCGCATTATTTCTAATGGCTGTAAGGTTGTTTGCTGCGATTTCACCAGCACTAAGTTGAGCTCTTGCGATCTCCTCCATAGTTTTGGGTGCACTCTTTGACGCTTCTATGGTCGCCTTTAATTGTTCCTCACTAAGATCACTTAATTTTTTAAATTCTGTTTTTCCTTCTTCATTTTTGACTTCAATCTCATACTGTCCACCGTCACCCATTTGAGCAAGACTAGCAACATACATTTTATCGTCTTCACTTAAACTACCGGCAAAAGAAAGTTGTTTCATAATCTCGCCAGAGTTAGCCGCAGCTAATCCCATCTTAGTCAGATTCTCGTAAGACACACCTGTCTCTTTAGCAAGTTCTCTTAATTGTCTTATTCCACCAGGATCAATCTTAAAAGATTTAGTTTTTTCATCGAACTTAGTAAACGTAGCAGCTGCTTCTGCAATTGATTTTTGTAAACCTGCCGGATCGTTAATCGACGCATCCATTAACGCAAATGGATCGGACAATGTTCCCATACTAATACCCAATCTTTGCATCGCTGATGCCACCTCGATAGCACCTTCTGGATCAAATACTTTTTCAGCAAGACCCGCGGTTGCATTCATATTAACCCTTAACATAGCCGATTGTGCCGCCATCTTTGTAAGACCCATAACCCCTCCCTCGAAATTATATCGATTCATCATTTCTGAGTTGGCAACAACATCTTTCATGATTTGTTGAGTATTCATTCCAATACTTCTAACATAATCTACCGATCCTTTAAGGTTTTCTTGTACTTGTCCGAATTGTATACCGACATCAGTCAACGGCCCAATAAATTCTTCAGGAGATTGTCCTAAAACTTTAGATGTCTCTAATAATTCTTTTAAAGAGTCAGAAGACGCAATAACATTTTTTCTCGAATTTAACGAGACTTCACTAATAATTTTAGCGACTTCGTTTGCAGTTGCACCCAATGTGTTAAAATATGGTTCAACCGATCTTAGGGTTCCTTCTATTTCGCCTATTCTTTCCCGAGTTTGCCCAAACTGAGTGTTCAATTGAGAAGCGAGAGCATTAATTTGCTCAAGGTTCAATCGTATCTCGGTTCCAATTTGTGTAAACCCTTTCAGAGCGTCTTCTGTACTTCCTACTTTGTCTCGTTCATTAAAATCTTGTTGCATCAATAGGTTTTAATATAAATAGATAAGGGACCAATTTTAGGTCCCTTTGTTATTTTCTTCTATCCACTTCTCAAGTAAAAACTTTCTCACAAAGACGGGCATTATAAGAAAATCTTGATATGATATGTGTAATAAAGAACTTAAATAATAAAACTCTTCAGTTTGTACTTTTCTATAATCAGAAGAAAGGACGAAAAAAGTCCACCCCAAAACCAACGTTAACAGTTAGTCTATCTCCTGATGGGGTAATTACAACTCTTTCCATATCTAATTTTGGCTCGTTGTCATCCAAAAACTTTCTTATGTGTTTAGAATCTGCAATCATCATTGTATTGATAATTTGACCAATTTCACCTTTGTCTCTACTTCCATTGTATTCCGCAATTTGTCTCTCGAGTCTCCAAGTTGCTCTTGGTGCTGGACGTCCTGCGGGGTATTTAGATGCCATAATTCTAAGTTCAACTAAGTCACCAAAACTCAATGGTTTTAATTTGACTGATGCACCAGACACAGGTAATACTGTCTCAAATAAACCTTCTTCGTTCGGTTTTGATCCCTTTCTTATATTCAACTCATCTAACAACACGGTTGCTTGGAATGGTTGACTAGTTTTAGGATCTGTAACATTGACTACCATTTCGGGTCCAAATGCCGTGTTCCTTAAAAAGATTAGAATTGCCTCGATGTCTCCTTCCAAAAGTTCTTCGGGTCTAAGGTCTGGTTCGAATAACTTAGCTCGAACTAATGCCATGGTTAAATCGTCTGATCCACCCATTAAGATGTTTTCATCGTTGGCAGTAAGATATCCTACTTTAACAGTAGATTTTTTGCTTTTATAAAACACACCTCCCGATGGTAAAGGTACCACGTCGTGGGGTAATGATATGTTTTGTTGTGCATATTGTGATGTTTGATTATCCATAAAAAAAACCGTGAGGTTTTGTCCTCACGGTTAAATATAAACTGACTTTACTTTTTATAAAGAATTAATAAATAAGAACACATCTGTCCATTCTCAAAGTAGTTGTAATATTCGCTAAAGCATCTTGAGAATACGATAAAGCGTTGAAGTTAACGTCTGTTAAGAAAGTTCCGTAAAGAATCCATTTCTCAACAACCACTCCTGTTGGATCCAACATTTCAAGGTCGATATCTTTTTTGTAACCCGCTGCATATCCCATACGACCTGTAACAGATTCTGCATGTAGACGAACCCACTCCATAAGAGCTTGAGCCGCTGATGGTCCAATTGGATCACGGAATGTAACGTTTAATGGTTGCCAGTTAAATCTACCAGCAACGTAAGTAGAGGTATTCAAAAATTGAATCTCTGTAGCTCCGATTGTTATGTGAGGTCTTGCTGCAGACTCCACAAACCACTCATTAATACCCAATGTCGAAGGAAATCTCAAAATGAATCGATTCTGACGTTTCGGTTCGTAAGGTATAGGCATTTTCATCAGTAAGTCAGCCATAGTATATTATTTTTTTCTTTTTGTGTTTATAAGTATAAATATATCTCGAATAATTTTTTTCTCTTTACTTTATCGCCAAAAAAAAGTATTCATTATTTCATTCTAGATTTCTTTCCAGTACCAGTATAATAAGTTTTAACTATATTATCTGGATCTTTATCAAACCTTTTCTTCATTACTTCTACATTTCTTATATCATCATCTGAAAATCCAATTGTAGGAGTAAATTTATTAGCAATATCCTTTTTTAAGAATGCTCTTTTATTAAATAATGCCGCTAGTCCTTTTATGTAGTCAACAAATCCTTCCATCGCAGTAACTTTCGCCTCCTCAGGATTAGTTGCACCCCCCTCGTCTCCAAAAGAAACAGGATGATACTTGTTGAGTTCCAAATATGTTTTTATTAATTCATTGTCCGTCATTTCTTCTTCACCCACAAATGAACGGTATTTTCTAAGATTCTTAAGTAATTGTTCCTTACTAATCCCATTAAAATCATTTAATATGTAATTGTAAACCGCTTGTTTTAAAGTGTTAGGGTTGTGACCTCTTGCTGTGATGATTGAAAATATTGAACCATTATTGATTGCCTCTCTAAAATCATCGAAAGCAGGACCAACTTTAGCTTTCATCGCGTCAATTATAAATTGTTTGTCCCCCTCAGTTCTGAAGTTTCTAAACGGATTTTCTGCAAACCCCACAATAGTGTGTCCGTTATAATCAAAATCACTCTTTCCAACCTTTGTTCTATACTCCGCAAAATCAGCAGTCGACATACCAACCTCTTCACCGTTATCGTCCTTTAAAACAATTTCAGTCGGCATATGAACAATATTATCATCCCAATCGAATGCGTAATATTTCATATCTGGAGAACCTTTGGAATCAAACCCTTCTTTAAATTCTTTCTTCATATTGGCTAAAGGGGGGAACTAGTCCCCCCAATTAATTTTAGATATTTTCAAACGTTGCTCCCGCTGGTGTGATTAAGAATTCAATATCGATGAATTCAAGAGCTTTCGTTGGTTTAAGATAAATCTTTCCTGTTAGTGTATTTCTATCAAGATCTTCAGGTGAAGATGAAACTGTCACACGGAAGTCGTAGATACCTCTGTCTCTTCTAATAGAGTCAAGGATTGGGTTAACACTATCTAAGAATTGTTGTCTTACAATCTCGTCGTTTTGTTCGAACAATAATCTTACTGCTACTGCTGAAATCAATTTACGAGCTTGAAGTAAAAGTCTTCTTACGTTCAATCTGTCTAATGCTGAATCAGCTTGTTGTAACGTTTTGTTACCCCAAATTACTGTACCAACATCAGAGAAAGTAGCGATAGGGTTAATTCTACCTTTGTATAAAGTATCTCTGTTTTCTTGAGTTAGTTTAATTCTCGCTTTGATTGAATTTACAAGACCTCTTGTGTAACCCGCTGATGCGAACCAAGGGAACGCAATGTTATCAGTCAATGCTAAGTTTCTACAAACCTCACCTGTTGGTGGGATGTAAAGTTGTGTATTGTTAACAGTATCTCTTACAAGAATCCAAGGATAGTAAGTTGCTGTATAGTTTGAATCGATACCTGTTTGTTCTAAATTATCAACCGCTTCAGTTGGGAAAATTAATCCTATGTTGTCAGTTGTTGTAGGTAAGAACATATCATAGTCAGGTGTTGTACAGATATAAACCGAGTCAGCTCTGTCATCTTGAATCATATTGATTGCTCCTTCAACTAAGTTAGAGTTATTAACATAATCAATTGATGAAGTTGCAAATACGTTAATATTTGTCGCCTCAGGATTAGCAAATGTTGCGATACCTAATTGATAAGCATAATAGTCAGTATTTGCCCAATCTGAATCATCTCCATTAATTGAAATATTTTTAAACGCTCCCCATCCAGTTGCTGTTGGGTATCTTGATGTTGGACAAGCTCCTTTTAAATAACCTGTTGCACCTAAGATAAAATCGTCACCATTTGTTCTTGACTCTCTATAGATATCCCATCCATCAAATCCCTTAGCAAAACATAAAGTGAATTTTCTAGCGTATAATCTATAATATGGATTTTCAGGACTTGTTGGTTCTGAATTGAAACTTGCGTCTCCAACATAGAAAGCTGATTCACCACTTGTTGTAAACACATTTCCAATTGTAACAACAGTTGCACCTGAATCCATATGGAAACCTTTAGTCTTAGTATTCCAAGGTGTACCATCAATAACATTACAATGATTTAAATTGTTTTGGAAACCTTTGAACATTAAGAATGACTCATCGATACCAAGAGAACTTGAGAACCCTAAGAAAGTTCTTCTAACATTGTCACCAGGACTTGTTACCACATTTGATCCACCGTTGGTAGTACCAAAAGGAGGGTTGTAGATAACTTGACCAGGGTAATTATATTCTGTTTTATAAACAGGAA